TAGAATCAACGTCAGAAGACTGTTCCTCACAGTTGAGCAAGCACTTGAAGGTGCCGCTAATGCTCAGTTGTTCGAACTCAACGATGTCAACACGAGGTCTAACTTCGTCAACATCGTTGAACCTTACCTGAGAGACGTTCAGGCTAAGAGAGGACTTTATGACTTCTTGGTTGTTTGTGATGAGACAAATAACACTCCTGATGTGATTGACAACAATGAGTTTAGAGCAGACATCTATCTGAAACCAACCAAGTCTATCAACTACGTCACCTTGACCTTCGTTGCCACCAGAACTGGTGTTGCATTTGAAGAAGTTGTTGGAACTGTTTGATCATTACTACATAAACATAGGAGGACCTAACAATGGCTGAGACCAGAACACTCTCACAATTCAAATCAAAACTGGCGGGCGGTGGCGCCCGCTCCAACCTATTCGAAGTTTCAATCCCTTCTTTCCCTTCATCAGTCTCTGATGCTTGGGGAAGTGGAGATGATGCTGAGAATGGAATTTTCAAATTCCTTTGTAAAGCAGCTCAACTGCCAGCATCTACAGTTCAACCCGTGAATGTTCCTTTCAGAGGAAGAATTCTGAAAGTTGCTGGAGACAGAACCTTCGCTGATTGGCAGGTCACTGTTATGAACGATGAGGACTTCAAACTCAGAACTGCATTTGAAAGATGGGCAAACGAAATGTCCAAGTTGGATGATGCCACTGGCGTTTCTAACCCAACTTCTTACATGACTGATGCTTATGTTCAGCAACTCGGAAGAGGTGCTACAACATTCTCCCAAAACAATGATGGTGGAGAATCAGTCATTCTGAGAACCTATAAGTTCTATGACATCTTCCCCACTGAAATCGGTGCTATTGATTTGTCATATGACAATCAGAACTCAAATCCTGAACAATTCACAGTGAACTTCGCTGTTCAGTACTTCACTATTGGTGATTCACTTCAGTCCAACGGCGGCAACGCTGGAGAGGTTCTGATTCGATGATAAATAACTAGACGACAAGTCTAGTTCTAATAATGGCTGCGAGATTATTTGGTTTCTCAATTGAAGATGGTGATAAGACTCCGCCTGGCGTAGTGTCTCCAGTCCCACCCAATAATATGGATGGGTCTGAACACTATGTCAGTTCGGGGTTCTTTGGTTCATATGTAGACATCGAAGGTGTTTATAAAAACGAAAACGACCTAATTCGTCGTTATCGTTCTATGTCACTCTACCCAGAGTGCGATAGTGCAATCGAAGATATTGTCAACGAAGCTATCGTTGCTGATACTAACGACACTCCTGTAGCAATCGAGTTGTCGAACCTGAAAGCAAGCGATAACATCAAAAAGAAAATCAGAGAAGAGTTCAGATACATTCTGGAACTTCTTGACTTTGATAAAAAAGCACACGAAATCTTCCGTAACTGGTATATCGACGGAAGACTTTACTATAACAAAGTCATTGACCAAAAGAGGCCTCAGGATGGTATTCTGGAACTGAGGTACATTGATGCATCCAAGATGCGTTACATGCGTCAACTGAAAAAGAAAGGAAAGGATAGCGTTCAGGCATTGGAAAGAACAGCAGGTTCAACAAACCCTGCAACTTATAACTTCCCTGACATTGAAGAATACTTTATCTACAATCCAGGTACTTATGATGGCGGACCAGTCAATACTGGTTATAGCGCGGCGCCTACTAAAGCAATCAGGATGACAAGAGATTCTGTCACCTATTGTACTTCTGGTTTGGTTGACAGAAACAAGGGAACAACTTTGTCTTGGATGCACAAGGCAATCAAACCTCTGAACCAGTTGATGATGATTGAGGATTCTCTCGTCATTTATCGTCTGTCAAGAGCACCAGAAAGAAGAATCTTCTATATCGACGTTGGTAATCTGCCCAAGATGAAGGCAGAACAATACCTTCGTGATGTCATGATGCGTTATCGTAACAAGTTGGTTTATGATGCCAACACTGGTGAGATTCGTGACGACAAGAAATTCATGTCGATGATGGAAGACTTCTGGCTTCCTAGACGTGAAGGTGGACGTGGAACAGAAATCACAACTCTGCCTGGTGGTCAGAATCTTGGTGAAATCACCGATATCAACTACTTCCAGAGAAAACTCTACAGAGCTCTGAATGTTCCTGAAACCAGAATCGAAGGAGAAGGAAGTGGTTTCTCACTGGGTCGTTCTTCTGAAATCCTGAGAGATGAAGTCAAGTTCTCCAAGTTTGTTGGAAGACTGAGAAAGAGATTCTCTCAGATGTTCCAAGACATGCTGAGAACTCAACTTCTTCTGAAGAACATTGTGACTCCAGAAGATTGGGAGCTCATGGCTGATCACATTCAGTATGACTTCCTGTATGACAATCACTTTGCTGAACTCAAAGATGCTGAGTTGATGCAGGGTAGATTGGATCTGGTTGCACAAGCAGAACCTTATATCGGTAAGTACTATTCACAGGATTATGTCAGAAGACAAATTCTTCGTCAGACTGATGAAGAAATTCTGGAGCAGGATTATCTGATTGAGAAGGAGATTGAGGAAGGTGTGATTCCTGATCCAAATGCTCTTGCTGAAGCTCCACCTGAAGCACCTGGTCAACCTGGTGCAGTTCCTGATGCAATGGGATCTGGAGGATCACCGCTGGAACCCGAAGCACCTGAAGCTCCCGAAACTCCCTCTGGAGGGGAGATCTAAATAAGACTGTAGATTATTACTTTTTACAATGCCTGCGATGGACGACCTTATGAATTTGCTGGTGCAGGATGATCCCTCATCAGCACAAATTAGTGATCAAATCAAAGATATTCTCTTTGCCAAGAGTGCAGAGAAAATCGAAGCAATCAGACCAGAAGTTGCTGCTTCAGTGTTTGATGATGGATCTGATGTGGATTTCGATGACTCAGAAGAACCTGTGGAATTCGAAACTGATGTAGATCTGGATGCTGAAGTAGAAGAAGAATAAATAACTAGATAAGAATATTGTTATCTGAATAATGGCTGCCCTTAAACCAGTTGGTGTAAACACCACACTTTCAACAAGCGGAACCGCTTCAACATCAATTCCAATTGCACAGCAATCTGATGCAATTCGTGTTGCATGTGAGGGGGCTGGTGTTCACGTCAAAGTTGATGGTGATCCAGTTGCAACTGCACTTGATTACTATGTAACAACAGGGGAACCCGAAACAATCAGTATCGGTCCTGTTCAGTCACAGAGAGTTGTTGGAATCACCACTGGTGCAACCACAATAATTGATTTCCCAGAAGGAACTGGTTGTCCTTTTGCTGTTGGTGAATACGTTTCACTGACAGTCGATGGACAAAGTGACCTTGACTTTGAACACCAACAGATTGCATCTATTAATAATACCTCCAACGTTGGTGGTTATTACAACACAAGATGCACAGTTTCCTATGATTCTGCATCTGTAACAACTGTGTTCAATGGGGTATCAGCAACCTTGAGAAAATCAATCAAGGTTTCTGTGGTAACAAATTCTGGAACAGGCACAGCCTTTATTCAACAAGTTCAAGATTCCTGAGGCACCATGAAACTAATCAGAGAAGAAATCGAATCAGTAGACTTCATTATCGAAGAAAAGAACGGTAAGAAGTCCATGTTCATCGAAGGCATCTTCCTGCAAGGTGACCTCAAGAACAGAAACGGAAGAATGTATCCAATGGAAACTCTGAGAAGAGAAGTCCAGAGATACACCGAAAACCACATCGAGTCAGGAAGAGCACTTGGTGAACTCGGTCACCCCGATGGTCCAACCGTCAACCTTGACCGTGTTTCACACAAGATCGTCTCCCTGAAGGAGAATGGTTCTAACTTTATCGGTAAGGCAAAAATCCTTTCGACCCCAATGGGTAAGATTGCCGAATCACTTATCGGTGAAGGTGTAAAGCTTGGAGTTTCTTCAAGAGGTATTGGTTCACTGAGACCAACTCGTGAAGGTGTCAACATTGTTGGCGATGACTTCATGCTTTCAACAGCTGCTGACATCGTAGCTGATCCTTCTGCTCCCGACGCTTTTGTTGAGGGAATCATGGAAGGTAAAGAGTGGGTTTGGGATGGTGGCATTCTTCGTGAAAATCTTGCGAAGAAAACATACAAGCAAATCAACACTCTTGTCACACAAAAACAACTGGACGAGAAGAAGTTGGACCTGTTCAACAACTTCCTGAACAGTTTGTAAAGTGTGCATTTATAAATAAATAAAGATTAAGTATAGAGCTTTATCGGAGTTACAAATGTCTCGCGGAGATTTACAAGAAATGGAGCAATCCAAAACTGCTGTGAACGCAAATGCCAAGCCCGCTGAGGCTCAAGGCAAACTGTCCCTCACAACCCCTGGTCAGAGTGCTTCTTACGAAGACCTGGGTGGACCTACCCCAGAAAACTACAGCCCCACTAACGATTCGGCCAAGATCAAAGAGCCTAAGATCAAGACTGTTCACGATGTTGTGAACAAGAATGCTAAGGCTGGCGATCCTATCGACACCTCGAAGAAGAACACCTACGGCGAAGAAGCCGAAGAGGAAGTTCTGGAAGATCAAGAGGTTGTTGCTGAATCTGAAGAGGAAGTAGTTGAGTATGACATCGACGAAGATGTCAATGCTCTCCTGGGTGGTGAGGAGCTCTCCGAAGAATTCAGAGAGAAGGCTAAGGTTGTTTTCGAAGCCGCTCTGAACTCTAAAGCTCAGGAAATCGAAGAAATGTTGGTTTCCCAATACGAAGCTGCCCTGGCTGAAGAAGTTGAAACACTGAAGACTTCTTTGGTAGAAAGAGTTGATAGCTATCTTGAGTACGTCTGCGAAGAGTGGATGACCGAGAATGAACTGGCTATCGAGCATGGTCTCAAGACTGAGATGACCGAATCATTCCTGGCTGGAATGAAGGGTCTTTTTGAAGAACATTATGTAACAATCCCTGAAGACAAATATGATGTACTTGAGAGCATGGTAGAAAAACTTGATGATATGGAAGAAAAACTCAATGAGCAGATTGAGAAGAACATCGGACTGAATAAGAGACTCGCTGAGTCCACAGCCGATTCAATTCTTGATCAGATTTCTGAAGGCCTCGCTGCTACTCAGAAAGAGAAGCTCGCTTCACTTGCCGAAAGTGTTGAGTTTGAAAGTGAAGACGAATATCGTGAAAAGCTGGAAACCCTGAAGGAGTCATACTTCT